GGGAGACTTATCTAATGTCTAATTACACTAAGACAACTAACTTTGCTACAAAGGATTCTCTCCCTTCAGGCAATGCTGCTAAGATTGTGAGAGGTACAGAGATCGACACTGAGTTTAACAACATTGCTACTGCCAGTGCCACTAAAGCTGACACTGCTAGTCCTACTTTCACAGGTACTGTAACAGCCGCTACCGTGAACGTCACAGGCACACTGACGGCTGACACAATTACTGGAGGATCGTACTAATGTCATTTATGGATTTACTAAGTGGAGCAGGTTCTTACTACTTAGGCCAAGAAAACATTGAAGGCGCACAACAGCTTGGTCAAGAGGCTCAAGCAGGGGCGCAAGCACTAGCTCAACAAGCTCAAGCAGGTGCAGAGTTTAGACCATACACTGTCACTAGTGGTTTAGCTAACATAGCTACTACGCCTGAAGGTGGCTTTGGTATTACACTGTCTCCAGAACAACAAGCGGCACAACAGCAACTACAGCAACAAGCTACAGGGTTGTTTGGTCAGGTAGGTGCAGACCCTGCTACAGCACAAGCACAGCTATATGAGCAGATGAGAGCCGTACAACGTCCTGAAGAGGAACGTCAGCGTCTAGCATTGGAAGAGCGCATGTTGTCACAAGGCCGCTTAGGGTTGTCCTCTGCCGCCTATGGTGGTGCTTCCCCTGAGTTACTAGCTCAAGAGACTGCACGACAAGAAGCTATGGCACGAGCTAACTTAGGTGCTAGACAGCAAGCTATGGCTGAACAGTCACAAGCTGCTCAACTAGGTGGTATGCTACAGGCCGCAGGTTATCAGCCACAACAACAAGCATTGTCTATGTTGACGGCTAGTCAAGTCCCTGCGGGTTATGCAGACATTGGCCGTAGAACTGGTGCTGAGTTGGCTGCACAGCTAGGCTTAGGTGGATTAGAGTCTAGGCTACAGGCTGAAGATTTAGCTAATCGTCTACAGCTACAGCAAGGCCAAGGTGTTCTTGAGGCGTTGATGGGTCAGACAGTATCGCCTCTACAGCAAGCACAGATAGCTGAGATTTACGCAAACATAGGGATGGAGCCTCCTAGCACAGGCGGCTTCCTTGGGTCAATATTTGACTACTTCCAAAACTTATAAGGAGTATAAACAATGGCTAGACAAGACATAGCAGGACTCCTTACGGGGATAAGTAGTACACAAAGACCTAACCCTAACGCTAGTGCGGCAGATTGGCGTATGCAGTTTGGACAGCAACAAGCAGGAAGACTAGGCTCTGCTGTTAGAGGAGTGCAGAGTGGTTTACTAGGCGGTGCGCCAGTAGCTACTCCACAAGAAGCAATACAGATGGGCTTAGGTAAACTAGACTTAGGCACAGTAGAAGGTCTATCTTCATTGGCTAGAGTGCAACAGCTTAGTGGCGACATAGCAGGTGCTGCACAGACTGCGGCCAGGATTAAGCAGATGCAGAACGAAGCCACTGCTTTAGAAAGTCGAAAAGAAAGACAAGGTAACTTTTTAAAGTTTTTAACGGAAAGACACCCTGATTTATTGAGCTTGGCTTCAGGAGCTAATCCTGTAGTTACTCCTGAAAACTATAAACAATATTTAAAAGTTGACGGTACTAAACTAACTGACGATCAAAAAGAGTATGCTCAAGCTAGAAATGAAGGATACACAGGAACATTTATACAATATCTTGATAGAAATTCTGGAATAGGAGCAAATAACCTAACAACAGAACAGAAACACTTGGCTCAGATTAACAAAGAAAACAAGGCTAAAGGTCTCCCTGAAATGTCTTTGTCAGCTTTTTTAGAAAAGAAATCATCTACTACTGGTAACTTACCTGATAAAGTTAGAATATATAACGAGGCTGTTAGAAACGGTTTTGTAGGCACTTATTTAGACTTTCAACAAGCAGAAGCAAAAGCAACTAGAGCGCCTAGTAAAGACGACGAAAGAAAAACAACTCAAGACAAAAACGGTTTTCTGCGTTATGTAGATGACGGAACACTTGTTTTTCCTGAAGTGGCAAAACAACTCGAAAAAGACGCTGCCGCTGAGAAACAAAAAGAGGAGCAGAAAAAAGAAGCTGCTTTGGAACATTTGCGAAAAGCTCAGATGACTGTTCTTGCAGATAACTTAGAAAATAACATCATATCTGCGGATAAGGCTATGGAATTGGCTAATGTAGACCCTAAAATTACTACACTAGCTAATGACCATCTACAAAAATCTCTTGATTTAGCAGCGCAAAGTAGTTCCGCAATTGATATTTTGTTTTCTTATAACGATAAACTAAACCAAGGGGGATTTAAAGGAGGGAAACCCGCAGAAGTAAAAAGACAAGTAGAGGCTATTTTTGGTGTAGGTGATGAAGATAGATTACTGAGTTTTCAGTATGCTGAAGGTCGTGTTAAAGAGTCTAATATCTTAATGCCGCCAGGTTCTGTAACAGAAATGGAAGTCAAGCGTTCTGATGCAACACAGCCTGAAATAACTGAATCTCCTGAAGTAGTGAGAGGGTACTTATACGGTAAGGCCAAGAAAAATGCTTTAGGCGCTGCCCAAGAAAATGCGTTACAAAAATGGATGATTAATTACCAAGGAAATACTTCTGGTTTTGTAGATTATTGGATGGGTGTTATTAACGATCCTGCAAAACTACAGGCAATTTTCGATAAAGCGGGTATACCGCCTAATCAAAACTTTAAGCGCAAAGTAATAAGCGGGAGTAACATCTAATGTCAAAAACTCTTGAATTACCAGATGGAACTATTGTTACTGACATACGATCTTCAGCAACTACTGAAGAAATAGAAACATTCTTGACAGGGCAGGGTATAGTTCCCCCTACTAACTTTGAACAGTTTTTGTACGAAGTAAACACTCCTGCCCGACAGAAAGCATTACAAGGCATAGAAGAAATTGAGGTAGATCCACAGACCTATGCTGATTATATTACTCCTGCTTTAGAATTAGTTTTAGGAATCCCTGCCGCTACTGTTGGAACAACTTTAGGAGCAGGTGGTGGTTTTGCTGTAGGCGGCCCTCCTGGAGCTTTTGTAGGATCAACTACGTTAGGTACTTTGTTTAGTTCCACTGCCGTAGGGACTGCTAATATTATAGGAGAAACTGTAGAGGCTTTAGTAGAAGGTAGAAAAGTTGATCCCGCTGTTGCTTTTGAACAAGCTAAAGATGCTGCACAAACAGACGCTATAATGAGTGCGAGTCTAGGTATTGTCTTTGGTGCAGGAGGAAAGCTATACAGAAAAGGAAAAGAAATTGTAGGAGGTAAAAAAGGACTGCCTGATGAAGATATAGAAATTATAAAAGAATTACAAGGTGAGTTAAAACAAATTGACTCTACTCTTCAGCCTCAGATGGTCGAACCTCACAGAACTGCTACAGAAATACTAGGGTCTTTTGCTAGAGTTTCTCAAGTTACTAAAAGAACAGTAGAAAATTTATTTGAATCCTATAATAAATACATGGGTAATCAAACACAGCAACTAGTCAGTATGTTTAAAGGAGGTACTCCAAGAGAGCAAGGAGAGGTTCTTCAGGCTTTGATTAATCAAGTTGATACTGCTTTAGATGAGATAGTAGCTCCTGTATATAAACAAATAGCTGAATCAGGAAAAGGAGTAGCTGTTCAAGCCAGAGATAGAGCAAGGCAGTCTGCTTTAGAATTTAAACATAAATTTAAAGGCGATCCTAAGTATAACAAAAAAACAGAAGAGTGGGTAGAAACTTACCCTTCTTTAACGGGTAAAGCGGCCTCGCAGGTAAAAGAACTTGAAAACTTACCTACTAATTTAAACTTTCAAGAAGCGCATGAAAGGCTATCTTCAGTTAAAAGAAGGCTACATGCTGCTAGGACTGCCTCTACTAAAGATCCAGATTATATAGAAGCATTGTCATTAACAAGAGATGCTCTACAGGATTCAATGCAGGAGGCTGCTGAAAAACTTAACCCTGCTTTGAAAAAACAATATGACGAAGTAACTGACTACTACGCTAAAGGTCAAAAAGTAGTCGGAGATACGTTTTTAGAAAAAGCGATGGACGTTTTAGATCCGTCTGAAATAGGAGCTATGTTGACTAAGCCTGGATTTACTGTAGGAATAGATCAAATCAATACTCTTAAAAAACTAGCGGCTCAATACGCTAAAGATTTACCTAAAGATTCTGAAGTAGGTGTTAAATTAGCTAAACAGCTTAGAACAACAGATCCTATTGAGGGCATACGTAAAGGATTTTTAGAGGAAGCGTTAAAGTTTGAGGGAAGAGGCGGTGCTAAAAGCGTAGAGCAATTACAAAAAAAGCTAAACGATCCTAAATTTAGGGCCACTTTTAAACATTTATTTGCGGGAACTCCAGTAGAAAAGAAAGTGGATAAACTTATTAAAAAGTTAGAGATACTAGAAAGAGGTGCTTCAGGAGGCGCAGGTTTTCAGTTAACAGTTGCAGGAGCAGAGCAACAAGCCGCTAAAAACATAGCTACTGAGCCTTTAAGCATAACTAGTCAAATAATTAACTTTCTTCCTGGCTTGTTAGCTAGAAAAAGTTTAAAAGCTAGTGAAATAGACAAGACAATTAACTTGATAGATGCAGCTACAGCGGCTCAAAAACAAGGAGTAACGCTAGGGAAGAACTATGAAGACGTTCTTAGAAACACAATGTTAGGTGTTAAAGTAGGAGTCGGATTAGGCGCTCTACTGTAGTAACAAAAAAGCCCTATGCAGTCATCTACATAGGGCTTTTTAGTACCTACAACATTTACACTATCTCACACGCACCACCTACACAGGCTAACTCCTGACTACCTGTTGTGTTGTCATCCTGCTCAAACTGTTCCAGAGCAGACCACTCTACATTCACTGGCATAGCCGCAAGTAACTCCTCATACTTCTCAGCGTCTATGTCCTCATACGGAGCTTGTTGATATACATGATCGCTATACGGCAACAGACTAATACCACTACACAGATCAAAGTTATCCCATATCCACTGTGCAACTTCCAAGAACTCATCGTCTGTATAATAAACAGTAATGCTTGGTTTATGTTCACACCAATGGTTCTGGTAGGCTTTCCACAGCTTTAACTGCTCCATAGCACCTACCTGCTTAACTGTGGTGCAACCTTGTGGAGACTTGACAGGAAAGCTGAATACCAATGACGCTTGACTCATCAGGTCTTGTTCTACTGGGAATCCTGCTGTTTGCATAAACTGTGCAAGTGGGTCTTTCTTGTCACTACGTACTCTGCGAATGTAATGCTCAGAGAAGCGAGGATGGATGCCACTAGCAGAGTCGACAAGCTGAGATACAGTACCGCTTGGCTTAACACATGTAATAGCCGCAGACTGATTAATGCCAAGTTTAGCCGCCCACTTCTCGTTAGTTTTAACAGCAACGTCACGTATCTGTTCAAGCCACTTCTCCAAGTCAGGTGATTCGCCTTTGCTCAACAGGTAGTGATCCATAATACCTGTCATGCTTACGCCTAGCAATGCCTCCTCTTCCGTATTTCTCTTCCACACATTCCGTAAATAACGGAAGTCTGTCAACGTAGCCTGTAGTGTACCAATGATAGCCGCTACCTCTGCCTTCTTCTTCAGCGTGTCTAGGTCATCTTCAGGACGTACTACAATCTCTGACAGGTTACAGAACTGATTACTGCGTAGGATGATTTCAGAGCATGGGTTAGTACCAAAGTCCTGCTCAGGGTCACGCCTACCGTTACGTGCGGCAATCTTCTGTGCAGCTACTCGACTGAAGATACCACGCTCTCCTGCCTTGCTCTCGTACATGTTCTGCATCTCTGCCAGGAAACTCTCAAAGTCTGGCTTCTCAGTGTACGCCACAGAGTTGTTAGCAAGCCTACGCTGTCCTTCTGTGTCCCACCAGTTGCCATTTTTAGCCTTAGCCATACGTGGATCTGACAAGTTGGACAGGCTAATCAGGGCTGACCTACGTACACCACCAACAACTACGATGTCAGCAATCTTACAGCATACATCATGGCACTCAAGGGAGGTTAGCTTACGTCCTGCCGCCTTCTGGAATATGCCTACACAGAAGTGAAACAGATCATCAAGAGGCTCTGGGCCACTAGCGCGTCCACCGAATGTCTTCAGTCTAGCACCAGACTCTCGTATCTTGCTCATGTCCCACTTAGGTATCTTACCTGCGTACAGCAGACTAATTAGCTCACGGAACGCAGAAGCCCAACCTATCTTGCTGTCAGCTACGACAATGGTGCTGTCGCTAGGATGGAACTCTTCAGCAACGATGGGTAGTTTGTTAATGAAGTTACGCTCAACGCTGAAGCCTACGCCTGTACCACACATCAGAACATACATTAACTCGTCAAAGCTACGTGGTGAGTCAATGTGCAGGTAGCTACAGTTAAAACCTGCTACGTTGTCTTTAGCCAGTGCAGCCCCTGCTGTCATCATACAGCGCATAGAAGGCATCACATCAAGGTGTAGGATAGCTTCTTTGAGTAGGTTATAGTCTTTACCTTTTAGCTGTCCACGTTCTTTAAAGAAGTCTACATAGCGTGTGACTGTCTCTTCCCAAGTCTCTCGTCTACCTTCCTCTGGTAACCAACGAGCGTACCTGCTCTTGTGTATAAACTGCTGATACTGATCCACTAGTTATTCTCCTCTGTTACCATTGCTGTTAGTTTGTTTAAGTACCAACCTGCTTTCTGTAAGTCCTGTACCTGCTTACCCTTGTAGTCATAACGCCACAGATACTTCATGCAGTTGCCCTTGAGATATCCTTTGAATGCAACACTGGACATGGACTCCTCTATTGCATCAATACACTCTATGTTGCCTGTGTTGTAGTGGCTAGGGTTATTTACTGGGTCTATCTCTGCCGCTTCTTCTTCAGCAGGTTTAGTCCAATGCTCTAGTCCTGTCTTCTGTACTTTCTCGTTGTGGTTCTTAGCCACTCTGTCCCACTCAGCGGGGCTTACGTCATTGAGTCTCATGTTTAAAATCCTCTGCTAATTCTTCAAATCTGTCATTGATGCGGTCACTAAACTTGTTGACTAACTCTTCTGAGCTTATATCTAATATCTCTATGATTGTTAGCTCGTCTAGCATCGACATCTTCTCTAGTAGTTCATAGTAGGTTAGAGGCATCCTAGTCTCCGTACTTCTCTCTCAAGTAGTTTATACTAACAGGTAGCTCATCACAACCACCGTTTTTAACCTCATTGAGCATCCATATCCCTGACCAACTGCCATTAGTCTGTGGGTTAAGGTAGTCCTCATCGTGCTGATAGAAGATGCCAGAGAACAGTCCTAGCATGTTAGTGCCATCAGCCTTTCTAGCATAGGCAATGTCCCTGTCCTGTACGTGTCCCATCACACACGACATATACTTCTTCTGTAGCATCAGCTTTGCACTGCTTACTGGTCTGCCCATAACACCACTGGTGAAGTAGTGGGCGTAGGCTATGTCGTCAATGATGACAGGCTCCAGGAATGGGTACACTTCCCAACCAAACTCTTCTAGCTGAAAGTCTCTGTAGCTAATTAAACCGTCTAGCTTAGGGTCTGCATTGGTTGCTCTTTCTATACGGTTCTCGTGGTTGCCTAGAGTGAACACTAGTCTAGGATTCCATCGCTTGTCTTTGTTGCGTATCAGGCGGTTCTGCTCATCCTTGATAGGACGCATGAACATCTCCATAGCAGCAACACCTGCTTCTATGTCGTTGGTGTAGCGTCTGCCTTCAAAGCTACGAGTGCCTACATCGTATGATGAGAGACTAGGTAGATCAAACCAATCACCTATCATCACAATAACGTCAGGCTTCTTGTCTACAGCGTACTGCCCTGCCCATCGTAGATGCTCTATAGACTGATCTGGCTTTACTTGCGTGTCTGGTATTACTAAATGTTTAGTCATTATTGATCTCCGTGATGTGCAAAGTCACCGTGTAGTTCTTCTCTGGCTTTTCGCACTGCTTCAGCAGCTTCTTCTATGTTGTCGAAATAACCTAAGTGTATTTTTTTTCCTTCTAGTTTAATTCCTGTTATCCATTTCTTACGCGCTTTGTTCCAACTGACTCCTTTATATCCGCTAGTGTTGTTAGCGTTCGTTTTCCTGTTGTGTTGGTTTTGACCAACAGTGGCTGCTCTCAAGTTTTCTATTCTATTGTCTAGTTTGTCTCCGTTAATGTGGTCTATTGTCTTAGGTAAATAACCTTTATGCATCAAAAAAATAAGCCTATGCGCTCTGTAGCTGTTATAGTTTATTCCCACACAAAGATAACCATGAGATTTTACAGTACCTGCAATACTTCCTTTTCTTATTCCTCGCTTTTTAATTTTCCAGATTAAGTTACCAGTTTCTTTGTCGTACTCAAACAAATGATTCAATAAATCTACAGTTAAATCTCTCATTTTTTACGCCTCTTACGTTCTGCGTTAGTCTTAGCAGTGTGGCACTTGTGACACAGTACTTGATACCCTTCAGCTTCTATGAACATTCTTTCAATGTAGGTGTTCCAATCTACAAAGCCTACTTCTGGATCTACTACTGGATCTATGTGGTCTACTGCTGCGTTATTACGTCTACGCTTCTTTCCTTCTAGCGGTGGTAGTGTAGCGGGAGAGCCTTTGCCGCATTTGGCACACTTGTAAACTCCCCTAGCTACTCTAGCCGCTGACTTAACATCGTGCTTTACACCCCACTTAGCGTGAGCCTGACGGAGTGCGGAGACGATAAAGGAACGAAAACGTGCTTCTGTCCATCTACCGTTATTCCTTGTCTTCATTGAAGCTCCATACCTCACCTTCGTAGCGTCTTAGCCAGAGCATCCTACCATTCTCTATCACTCTGGCCTCGTCACCATCGTACATCTCTACGCATTTGTCATAGAGTTCCTTCTCTGTAACACAGTCCTTCAATATCTTTTCTGACTTCTTATCGCCAATACCTTTGATACCTATGATGTTATCAATCCTGTCACCCATCAGTATCTGGCGGTAGAAAAAGCGTAAGCCGTCCTCTGGCTTTACATAGTACTTGTCCTGCTTTACAAAGTTGTAGTGCCATCCTGCTATCTGGTCAAAGTCCTTGTCTAACGTAACCATGATAGCCTTGTCACCGTGAACTGTTGCCTGTATAGCTATGGCATCGTCTGCCTCTTCTCCTTCAGTAACTACAGCAGCCCACTTGTCGATAAGGTGTTGGCGTAGTGCCTGAATATGCACTGGCTTTGCCTTATCTTTACGGTTTCCTTTGTATTCAGCAGTGACGGCATATTCCTTGCGGAAGTTTCCTTTGCCAGTGAGATACAGAACATAGTAGTCTGTTTCCTCGTCTACGTTGAGTTGTAACAAGATGTCGGAGATGAAGCCATCGATGGTGCTGATGGCTGTCTTCTCTGATTCCTCGTTGCATGACCAACCTATGCGATAGACTAGAATGTCTGCATCAATTAAGATCACAACGCTTCGCCTAAGTCCACTTCAGCTACGTCAGCACCGCCACCATAGGGAATGAGGTCAGTGACTACTAGCTTGAGCAGTGTAGGGCTACGTCCCGCTTGACCCGCAGGAGACTTCCAATCGTAGTAGCTTACTACTGCCTTTGCTTTAGAGCCGTTGCCTACTAGGATGCCTTTGATCTCAGCACCGTCAGTGTCGTAGATGCGGATAGGGTGGCTAGACTTTGCAGTGATAAAGTCGCCCTGTCCATCCTTGCGTCTCACGTTCAAGCCCATCATCTCCAGTGCCTCTACTGCTGCTTTGGATAGGTTAGCTAGGTCTACTTGGTACTTACCTGACATACGGTTTACTTCAGTCAGACTAGACCACATCATGTCTGCGTTGATTGTTACTGGTTTTGCTTCACTCATACTAATTACCTCTTGGTTGTTTTAGATCACAACTGATCTACATATATTATACCACGAATGGTACGGATTTGTCAATGTGTTTCAGCCCAATTGTTTCCTACATTGTACTCAGCATCAAGTGGGCATCGCAGGTCTAGTACATCTCCTGCATTCTTGATTGCTCTTACTGCCGCTTTGCCTACTACATCAGCAAAATTCTCTGGTGCTTCTATCTGAAACTCGTCATGCACATTAGCCACTAGTTTGTGCGGTATATCATATCTATGTAATGACTCTGACAACAGCACAAGTGCCTGTTTCATTACAATAGCACCTGCACCCTGTAGCAGTGTGTTCAGTGCCGCATGTTCACTTCTTACACGCAAGCGTCTACCATCTAGTGCAGGTAGTGTTCCTGCTGTGGCGTGTTTAGCTACCTTCTCACGCAGTTTAGCCAGTGCGGGTGTGTTGCGTAGGAATGAGTCTATAAGCTGTTGTCCTTCTCTGTAGCCACCGCCTACTATCTGCCCTATCTTGGCTGCTCCTGCACCATACAGGAATGCGTAGATGAATGTCTTGGCTTGGTTGCGGTCAGTGAGTCCTGCCGCCTTCATGTTAGCTGTGTGGATGTCACCACTTAGTATCTCGTTGGTGTATCTCTCATCACGCATGTAGTGTGCAAGCATACGTAGTTCTAACCCACTGGCATCACAGCCTACGAGTTTATGTCCTTCAGGTACACGCCAGAATGAACGACACTCTCTGCCATACGGTGCAGACACTGATGGCACTTGCGCCAGGTTGGGGCTGTGGTGCGTCATACGGCCTGTTACAGCACCGTTGGTGATAACCCTACCATGCACCCTACCTTCCTTCTCATGGGTTAACCAAGAATCTATCTGCGCGGCACGTTTCTGTAGCATCAGGTACTCGTATATCATCTTAGCTTCTGGTATGTCGATACCTTCTAGCACCTTCTCGTTGACGATGGTAGCACCTTTCTCAGTCTGTAGCTTAAACTTCACACCTACACCTTCTAGGCGTTCTGCTATCTGCTTGCGAGAGCCTACGTTAAACTCTGTCACCTTGTCCTTCAGACGCTTCCCTGTCTTCTCGCTCCAACGCTCCTCCACTATTGGTGGAAACACTTTCTGTAGTTCCGCTGTTATCGT